CCTACTTCTGGGACAAAAAGAACGACAAGTGGAAAATGACACGTGCTTCGTCACCTACGTTGACATCTTCCCATGCTGTATGGTTTCGCAAGATGTATCGTGCGTGGCTCTCCAGAGAAATTAAGCAGGGCCTTTACTTTACCAACTGTCCGGACATGATCCGGTACGAACAAAAAATCTTTGATTTTCCTATCTGCATTTTGAAAACCCCACCACTTTTAAAAAAGAATACAAGTGAAGGTATTGGGCAACACAAGACCTGCACCTCATTTCTGGTTTACTTGCCACCAATGGATGACCCGACCACAGCCACCGAACGTTTTGTAGATATTTACGGGGAAAAGGGTCGAATTCTCTGCTAGGTTTTGTAGACTGAAAGACGTTTCAACGCCGCAATGAGCATACTGGCCGACTGGGAAATCAAGTATTTGGCTCAAAACAAGGAGATGATTGCTCCGTTTAAAGATCATCTTGTTAGCCAACGAGGTGAGCAGCGGATCTTAAGTTATGGACTCAGTTCCTATGGCTATGACATTCGCCTATCGCCTAAACAATGTTTGATTTTTGGGCGGATTCAGGCTGGTGAATGTGACCCAAAAGAATTCAATCCTGAAATTCTTTGTGAAGCAGAATTGCTAGAAGATGAGAAAGGCCAGTATTTCATGTTGCCTCCTTATGGCTATTGCTTAGGTGTTGCTCAAGAACGTCTCAAGCTTCCACGGGACGTAACCGTTGTCGCAGTCGGTAAATCTACATATGCACGGTCAGGGATCTTGGTTAACATCACCCCTGCAGAATCTGGGTGGGAAGGTTATCTAACTTTGGAAATCAGTAACTGTACCGGTTTGTTTAATCGGATCTACGCTGATGAGGGCATCACACAACTGTTGTTCTATCGCGGCAACCCCTGTGAAGTTACCTACCAAGACCGTAAAGGTAAGTATCAAGATCAACCAAACAACATTGTATTTTCTCAAGTGTGACTTGAGTTAAACAAATGCCTTGCCAAATTGGGCGCCTGGTTTGTCAGCATAGTTGGTACTGCCAGCCCGCCCAATTGTGTCCCCCATGCTGGGTAAAGAAGTCCCAGCAATTGCCATTTCATTCCTTGGTGTTCTACCGTTAACAGTCGGTTCTGCAATTAAAGAACGCTTTTTGTATTCACCTGCGCTCTTAGCAGCACGCATAAACTTTCCAATGCGCTCTTGACTGTTATTTATTGCTTCAACTGCGCCACGTTCTTCTGGATCTACGCGCCGCATATCTGTATCGTACGCCTGTTCAGGACGTAAGTCCGAACTTTCAGCCGCAGACGTACCCGAGTCTTGACGCGGATCGTAAAGAGCATCAAAGAATTTTGCCATAGTATTATTGTAAAAGGAATAAATCAAGCTAGAGAAAAATGATGCACGGCGCTGCTGGTTTCTTAGATAGCTTCGTTCAAGACGAAGTTAAATGCCGTTGTCTCGATGAGGATGACTTTGGACAGCCTATCGATAATGAACAAAATGATGTACCCTTGTATGACATGTACAACAGGGGTCTAGCGGCATGCGAACAGGGAATGGAAAGGACAAATTTGGGATTGGAAGGGAATCCCGCGTTGCAAGGTCAGAGGCCGGGCATGACGGGCTACATCCCCTCGATGGAGGAAGCACTTGCAACGAACCCGGGCTCCTCTCCGCGACCCAAGGTGCTGATGCTGGATCTGAATGGCCCCAGCGAGGAGATGCTGGAACAGTCGAAAAAACGTCGTGGTTTGAGCCGGTAGAAGACAACGGTTGTAAAGATGGGGTTTGCCCAGTTCCATGGGCAACCAAACCTTACCGTCCTGAGCTAAAGCCTGATCTGGTCAATCATCCGCCTCACTATGCCGACGGCGAAATTGAGTGCATTGAAGCCATTGAGGCACAGCTAACTTTTGAAGAGTATCGCGGGTTCATGAAGGGCAACATTGCAAAATATTTGTGGCGTGAACGTCAAAAGGGCGGTACAGAATCACTGAAGAAAGCACGCTGGTACCTGGACCTCTTGATAGAACTTGATGAAATCTAGAAGGGAAGCGCCTCTTCTTCGTCATCATCTTCATCTTCGTCACCAATACAGCTGGCTACTAGTTCAGCCAGCTCTAGGTCGGTGGGGATATCAAAATCAATCTCGATATTCTCATCGGCCATCAATGATTTGACGGCGTACCACTCCATTAAACGTTGATGGTACAAGTTAAGGAGTGCGGAATAGAGCTGGTCCCAGGTCATCTCCTGGGCTTGCAACTCCGCTTTACGCATGGAAAACTGCAGCTCCAGAGGAAGCTCAAACTCCCGGGGTTCAACCGAACGTTCCATTCCGCTCTGCATGTCTTCAATGCAACTATTCTAATCCTAGCTGTTGAAGATACCCGTTAAGTCTTCTTGGGTGTAATCGTCCCACGAAGTATCGTCAATTTGAAATTCGTTGGCAAATTCTGACAATACATAAGGGCTGACACGTTCTTCTAGGTGACGAATCGCTTTAACCTGATGAGCTGCCGCCGCATAGTTGCGAAAGGCTCGCAACAAAATCTCTGTTGTGCCCCAGGGATTTGCATCTGCTTCTTGTAGGAATAGTGCTGCTTCCTCCTTGCGTCTTTCTAGCAGACCACCAATTACTTGATGTTCTTCGTCAAAAACCCAACGACCAATCTCTTCGGTTGCTACGCAAAAATCTTCATTCTCAATGGCATCTACAAGATGACTGTAAAGAAATGATTCCCATCCAACGGAATGAATAAAAGAAATCAAAGCTTGGCGCATGGAATCATCTAGGCCAAGATTTAATTTCTCTAGTTGAGTGTCAATAATACTGGTTTCGTGAAACAAATACTCCAATGCTTTTTCTTTACTGCAGCACTGCCCCTTTTTTACTGGGGCACCGTCAGGGTAAAACTGAGTACCAAAACCAATTGTGTACGGTTCTGCTCCCGTAGTTGGATCTGGGTACGCGCTTTCGTTATAACCTTCGTATTTACGAATTAGGTTAATAGCATGCGAAAAGTCCGACATGGAGATAACACTTGTTATCCCCAATCATACACAATTTACCGCCCTTGTCCGCGCATCTTTTTACGACCGTGATTAGGCAATGAATTTTGACCTTGTCCTTGCCGTGTTTTTTTCGGCTTGGATTCAATCTTGGTGCTGGAAGTTGTTTTTGCTTTTGCCATGAGGTTACCAGTTAAAAGTACAGGCCCAGAATCCGGGAGTCAGTTTGTCCTTCTTCTCGGAGCAGTTGTGCCTGGCCTTGAAGTTAGCACGTCTTTCCTCATCCTTGTGTGTCAGGTAGTCGTCGTAACCACGCAAGCCAAACCGTACGATAGCCTCCTTGCCGTCCTGGCACCCTTTGACAACGTACTTGTGCTTGTCCCCCTTGGGAGCCCGCTGAGGCTTGTTGCACTCCATCTTATCCTTTTGGAAGCGCTTGGCTGCAGCTGCTGCTTTTTTACGTTTGTCCGCCATCAGAGTCCTTTAAACATCGAGGTAAATTCACCAAGAATTTTTTCGCCTGTCTTGGATTTGTAGTTGGTATCTTCATCCTCTTCTGATCCTAAGCTGAAAAAGCTTGAGGAAGAAGGCTCTGTTTTCTCATCTGTTGTAGTTGTATTCTCGTCAAGGAAGCTTTCAATAGTTCCAAGGGAAGCAAAGGGATCACTTAGGTCTAGGCCAAAAGATGTAAGCGCAGAATCTTTACCTGATTTTGTTAATAGCTTCTGTTCACTTCGGTCTAGATCCGGGAAGAAATTATTGTAAAACTCATCTTCTGTTCCTTGATAGCCAGAAGATTGGAACACATTAAACAACTCAGTTGTTGGCTTAGACAATTCATCTTTAAAATCCTCTGGCCGTTCAATGTATGTAAGTCCAAGCACCTGCTGCGTAGGGCGTTTGCGTTTTTCATTTAGGTATTTAATTTTTTCTCGTACATCTTGTGCAGATCCCGTCCTTAATGTTTCTTTAATATATTCTTTTAATTCATCTACAGTTCCTTTGAACTCAGTTAAACCATAACGTTGTAACACTTCGTTCCAGCTGGTTTTGTCTTCTGGGTCTAGACCGCGTAACATCTCATCTGCAAACTCTTCTGGCGTAACGAATTGACCAAAGACAGATCCTTGTTTTAAAGCTTCTTCTTTAAGTGCAGGAAGAATCTTGTTAAAGATTTCATCTTGTACTTTACCTGCATTAAGTATGTCATCTGCGCCGTCATAGCCTTTGCCTTGTCCTTTAACTTGGAAGTGCATACGGGCAAATGCTTCTTTATCGTTTACGTCAACGCCAAATCGATAAGCCTGCTGGGCCCAGTACCCATCACCCTTCTTGGCGGCTTCCCAGTCAGATGTAACTGTAGAAGCTTGTTCGGCATATTTACCTTCACGTGCCTTGTCACCGGTTGGATTGAAGTAAAAATCAGAATTAAAATATCGATCATTACTTGCTCTAAGTTGATCCAGGTAAGCTTGCGCCCTTAGGTTTGCAACTTGACTTGTTGCGTTGAGCATGTCTTGAGTCTGGAAGGGGTTTTGCTCTTCTTGGCGAACGTCAAGATATTCAACAAATTCATCCATCGACTTGGATGTATTGAAACGTGGAATCAAATAGTCGTCAATAAACTGCCGAGCAAACTCTGAGTCAATTTTAATTTGATCTGTTGCTTCTGCTGTTGTGTAGCCAAGCTCTAGGTCTTGATCGTATTTTGTTTTTAACGCATTGTCAAACCATTGTTGCCAATTGTATGTCGCATTGTTTCTAACACCTGTAATATTTTGAAGGCTTTTTTCCAGGGATTCTTCAGCTTTTCCTGCCGACGTAAACGAAAGCATTCCGCCTATACCTGTATCCCCCAAGATTGAATTAGTTAGTGTTTTATTGATATCCATGATTTCACTAAAGCCATCAAAGCCACTCAATAAGCCCAAAGTCTCTTCTTGAGCCTTGGCTTTTTTCATTTCTTTAATGGTATCTTGAAGAACGTTTTGAGTTAATGCGCCAAACCTCTTAGCATCAACTACGGCCTTTTCTCCAACAGCCTGGTTGAGAGCGTCTTCTAATTCGGTGACGCCATAGCCAGCATTGATGTTGTAATTCAAGCTAACTTGTTTATCTTCTGGGCGTTCTGATAAACGGAATAAAACAGCAAATTCATCTGGCTTTGATGAATCCAAAAATTTTTTCTTGGCTTGTTGAGACCAATACGGATCCCCGTTCCGAGCTTTTTCCCACTCTGCTGCAATTTCTGGAATATTCAAAAGACGTTGTGTTTGCGTTGCTGTGTTAATGCCCAGCTGCAAATCTCTTACGTCTTGCAAATCCTTATCTGTTGGTTTTTTTTCAAGATATTTATTGGCTTGTTCAGTGGTTTCAGCAGCATTTCCTCTCAGTCCTGCAGGTTTTCCTTGAGTTGTGTAATGCCAATAGTAAAAATTTGTTTTACCATAGCGTTCCGTAATGTCAATGTCATCATTTGCAACAG